ATAATTTAAGATTACGTTCGGATATAGATTATATTGCTATAATGTTGGGGGTGGAAATATGAGTTGGTTTGACAGGGTGAAGATGTACTACGATAAAGGGTTATGGAGCAAGCAGAGAGTTTATAGTGTTGTAGGTAAAGTTATTACAGCAGAAGAATACGAAGAGATTACAGGAGAGCCGTATATCGCATAAGGATACTTAAGCGACATAACCATGCCGCTCCCACAGGAGGGTTTTGTATTGGAAAGGTGGTGCATAATGCGCCACAGAAAGGAGGAGGACTATGTTTTCTGACGTAAAGCAAGATTCTTACTGGTATCCTTTGATTGAACGGTTTTACCGCATGGGGGTAGCTAATGGTTATCCTGATGGCACATTTAGACCAGACGCTCCTATTTCTAGGGTAGAGATGCTCGCCCTGTTGGAGAAATACCGCACACGGGGGTTAAGCCTTGTGAAATCCCTTTCCCCGTCTGTCATTAAAATCGAAGGCAGAAGGAAAGACGGCACAGGGGCGCTGGGCAGCGGGGTTATTCTTGACAAGGATGGCTATATCGCCACTAACGCACATGTTGCAATGGACGGGATAGACCCGTGGCACACTTTACACGTTACCCTTGATAGCGGCTCCACGGTGTACCCAGCTACAGTCCTGAGGGGAGACTTCACTCAAGACATCGCTATTATTAAAATCAACGCAGACCCTTCCCTGTTACAACCTGTCCGGGTAGCTTCTTCTATAGAGCTTTTAGACGAAGTATATTGTATCGGTAATCCTTTAGGTTACACTGATACCGTCACCGCAGGCAGGATTAGCTGCGTGAAGAGGGAACTGCAAGGCACTGACTGGATTCAGACCGACGCCGCTATTAATCCCGGCAACTCTGGGGGCGGGGCATTTAACTTCATGGGGGAACTCATTGGGCTGCCTACATGGGTTGTCGTTTGGGCGGACTCCGCCAAGACTATCCCTGTAAACAACGTCGGTTTTATTACGCCACACTATAAAGTGCAGGAGCTATATCATCTAGCTCACGCAGGCAAAGTGGGATTTTCTGGCGAACCTGTGGCATTTATTGTATAATATAATTGAAAGAGGGTGAATATTATGACACAGTCTGTTGATTGGGATGACATTGCTCGGAAGCTACAAAGTTTATACGATAGGAATAAGCCCGGGGGCATAGCGGGCGTTACGGGGGATAGTCTACGGCAAAAGGCGCAGTCACAAACAGCTCCTCCTCCGCAGGCTCCTACTACCACTACTATTCCGGAAGGATACCTGCCTGTAAGGGCATGGGGGGAAGGAGCAGGGTTAGAGGTTGGGTGGACAGGGCAAGCTCCCACACTAGGAGGGCAGCCGCTTTCTAATTTTATTAATATAGACGGGCGTACTTATGCGCCGCGAGATGTTTTGGAACAGTATCGCCCGAAGCCTCCGCAACCTCTGCAGCCTCTGCAGCCTCTGCAGCAAGTAGTTGCTCCTGTAGACATAAATGATTATCTTTCCAGAGAGAGGTTTCAGTCTCCGGAAACACTTACAGAATACATTAACGCTATTATAGAATCTCAGCAACCCATGATAGATACTATGCTGGATAACGCCATGAAGAGAGCCGCCGTAGCGGGGGCGAATAGAGGAATCTGGAACTCCGGGATTCAGGCGGAATTAGAAAACCAGTTAATATCCGAGATTATGTCCGGGATACAATCTCAGGCGATACAAAACGCATTGCAGTACAGCGCCCTTGCCTTACAGGAGCGGAGGCAAACCGTTGACCAGTATCTTGCTGACTTAGAACGAGCAGAGAAAGCCCGGCAATTCGACCTGTCTCATGCTTTGAGTGAAGCAGAGGCGAGAGGTTATATTGATGGCAGTCCCACAGCGTATATGATGGGAGTTCTAAATGATGCCTTGTATAAAAAAGGCTCTTTAGAGAATGCTGCTGCCTCTTTAGACTATTACCGTGTCCGAGATGAAGGTGAACTGGCGTACAAATACGCCGCTTTAGCGCAAGCGGCGCGTGAGGCTGCTGCAGATAGGGCTTTGCAGGAAACGTTACATAGATTAGGAATTGAGACTCCTACTGACGAGGACGCAATTAATGATACTATACTACAACTAATAAAAGAATATCGTGAGAAGTTAGCCTCAGTAGAACGTACTAAAGACGCAGTGAAGATGTATGAGCAGATTATGGCGGAAATAGACGCAGATGTAAGAGCTAAGCTTTATGATGAAGAAGTAGCGGAACGGATTAGACAAGGCATTATGCACTTAGCCCCTCCTTCCAAACAGCCAGCGAAATTTTCCGTAGAAGATGTTCTAAAATATATGGATCCGTTGGGAGAGGATGAGAAGGAGAAGATTACTAAATATTTTTATGGGGGCTAAAACGCGAGTTTGGTTAAGAGAGGGAAGGAGCTGACGGGGTATGTACATTTCACCGGCTTTAATAAATAAATACCGTAAACCTGCTGCGCAGAAATCCGAGCTGGATGAAATACAGCACCTTATCGACCTGAAGCAGACCCGCATCGAAGATGCTGGAGGCGTTGTGCCTGAACCTTCAGCGGGGCTAGGCTCTAAGTTATTACAAGCACTATTCATGATAGACCGCCCTCGCAACGCTATCGCCTCCGCAATAGACGAAGCGCAGTGGGGAGGCTCCCCGTGGGAAGGGTTTACACAGGGGCTTTCTGGCAAGCGTCAAGTCTGGGGGTCTGACCTGCTTGATAATTTTGGTGTGGATAACCCTGTTGCCCGCGAGGTCGGGGGCTTTGTATTGGATATGGGCATAGACCCACTTACTTGGTTTGGTGGAATACTAGGCTCAGGAGCAGCGAAAGGGTTACGACTTGTTGGCGCCCCGGAGAAACTGGCTAAGGTGGCAGAGCGCGGGGTAGTCTCTGAGATTATCGCTCCGACCGCGCGTGAATTTAATAAAGGGTTGCTGTCGCATGGCGTGAAACACTTAACCGCCGAAGACCCCGTCGTAGGTCTCCGCACGCTCCCTGCCGATACAGGGCAAGGGTTCGCAGGAGCCCTAGGTAGATTCGTCGGGGGTATCGGTACTGAGGAGTATAATCTTGGGAAGGCAGCCACGAAGTTTCACGATACCGTCGGAAGTCTCTTAAACACACGCTTTGTAAAGCATAGCTTTGACCCCTACGGCGTGCCGGGGAGAACGCACGCAGAAGCGAAAGACTTTCTGTTAACCGCTCAAGACGATGTACGTGATATTGCCCGGGAGATGAACTATCTCTTTAAGAAGTCCGTCAAAGAATTAGAGGATTCCCCGCTTACAGGCTTAACAAAGGCTCAGCAGCGTGCACTAGTGCGCCTCAAAGAGCAGCCGATTTATTATGTGCGGAAAGTCATACGCGACGCAAAAGAACTACCCCGTAATATTCGTCCTTACACGGTGCAGGAGGCTAAGCTTGCGCATAAAATACTGACCTCCCCTAATGAAGTAGGAATGGCGATAGATGAAAGTATAGCCCGCCTAAAAGCGGAAGTAACCAATCCTATTCTGTCCAGCGAAGACTTTGTAAAAGCGCAAAAGAAACTTACCTCCCTAGAAAAGACAAAAGCGCTAGTAGAAGAAGCCTTCCTTTCTGTAGATACCGAACTTAAACGCTTCGTCAAGGCAGGGGTAATGGAAGAAACAGCCCTACGCGAAGCACTGAACTACTGGGTTGAGCGTGACAAATGGTTGATGGCAAGAGAAGGGCTATCACCTTCACAAGCTCTTCCTGTTTATTTATACCATTGCTTAGATAATACAGCGGAAGAAGTACAGAAGATTGTGTCCCGGCATCCGGAGTTAGCTCGGCAACTGTCACTAGGTATTAGTCCTCATAAAAAACGGCATGTAGCAACACTGGAAGATTTCGACGCTATCGCCAGAAAAATTGAAAATAAAAACAAAGAGCTACTGTTGTATGAGATAGGGAAGGTNACNACTGAAGATACTATAGAGCAATTACGAAAAAGGAATCTCTCCTTTGAGGAGCTGAAAAAGTTTGCGAAGGATAGAGGAGTTCCTGTACATACGATAGACTTCGACCCTGTTCCGAAAGTTGTCAGGGATCCATTTGCCATACAGGTCATGCGTGAATTGGAAAGCGCCCGGTATGTTGCTCGGAAGAATTTTATTGATAAGTACGCCGGAAAAACGATAGTTGGGGAAGGCACAGAGCTTGATGTTGCTACAGGCACGCTTATCCGCAATCTTAATGACGACCCAAACTTGCTTAAGCATGGCTGGATAAAGACCGATATGATTGTGGGCTTCCCGAAGGGTTCTGTTATCCATCCTGAGTTATACAGAGCAATTAAGCAACTGGATAACGTGCTGACGAATGACGAGGAATTAAAAGGTTTTCTGCATAATGTGAACAAATTACAAAATATGTGGAAGATTAGTGTTACTTCCGGTAGACCGATGTGGTACGTGACAAATATTAGCGGGAACGTGTTCAACTGCTATCTTGCTGGGTTAAAAAACCCGTCGCGCTATGCTGAGGCTGCGCTGGTACAAGCCGGAGCGAATATTGATAATGTCCTTGCCCGTCTAGGGATAAAATCCACAGTAGCCGACAGAGCGATGACTACAGACGAACTGAGGGATTTAATTGAGCGCCACGGCTTACGGGGCTACGGAGAAGTATATGGTGACGTGGCACGGTCGCCGATAGAAATGATTAGAAAATTAACAGGCCAGGCTACGCCCGCAAAGACGGTAGGAGGCAAAGCCCGCAAAGCTGGGGAAAAGGTCGTAGATTCCGTACGTATGGTAGGGGATGCTATCGAGACTAACGCGAAGATAGCCTTGTTCATTGATAGGCTGTCGAAAGGCGACACAGTGGAGCAGGCGGCAGAGACCGTACGGAAGTATCTGTTTGACTACACGGATATTACAAAGACAGAGCGTATGGCGAAGTTAATCGCTCCCTTCTACACTTTCACCCGGAAGAACCTGCCCTTACAGTTAAAATCTCTGTTAGAACGCCCAGATAAATACCTCGCTATTATGCGGGCACGGGAAACTAGCTATAGAATGTTCGGCGTCTCTGACGAAGAAAAAGAGAATATGCCGGATTGGTTTAGGGACAGAGCTTTCGCCACGCCTATTGACAACGTATTCTTTACTCCTATGTTACCGTATGATACGCTGGCGGATTTTATGGAAAGTCCTACACGTGCGGCTTTAAATATGGTAAGCCCTTTACTCAAAGTGCCTGCTATCGAAATGCCGCTTAACATCTCTACCTTCACAGGACAGCCGATAGAACGCTACGAAGGGCAGCGTGCGAACTTCCTCGGAGCAGACATGTCTGCAACGCGGGCATACTGGCTGTCTCAGATAGGTACAGGAAGAGAGTTGAACAAAGCTTCCCGGCTGGTGGAAGCCGGAAAAGAATACAAAGGCACGACTTCTCCTATAAAATTCGACAACGATATAGCTACTATTCTCTCCTCTCTAGCGCTCCCTGCAATGCACTACAACCCGGAGAAGGCGAAGCTGTATAACGCTTATGAATACGACAAGCGTCTGGAAGACGCGATTAAAGCCTTAAAAGATTTGGGTATTCCGGTGCGTACGTACACTGAAATACAGAAGGACGCCAGAAGGGGAGGTAGGTATTAATGGAAGATAGAGAAGGCATTTTCATTAGCACGAAAGAAATGTACGAAATGATGTTGAAGCTTAATGACAATATTATTATCCTAAACAGTAACGTAGAGGAGCTGAAGAAAATTCGCCCGGACTGTGTAAAAAGACAGGATATATGCAATAAGACTTTTCAGAAGCTTTCGACTAGGCTTAGCAGTGTCGCCGCACAAATGAAAATCATTTGGGTACTTGTCTCAGGGACACTGCTCGCTATCATTAAGCTATTCCTAGAGGGGGTGCAGAGGTGACTACTATCTTTATTAGCCCTAGTTTGCAACATAATAACAGAGGCATAGGAGACTACGGCACAGAGGCACAGCGGATGCGCTACATTGGGGAGCGGGTGCGGGAATTGCTTTTGCAGCGAGGCTTAACCGAGCCCATCATTAGTGATCCTACAGGCAGCCTCATGGAAGCGATACAGCTCAGTAATGCCGTCAACGCAGACGTGCATGTGGCGATACACTCTAACGCTGGGGGCGGAAGAGGTACAGAAGTATTCTATCCGTCGGGGAAAGTACAGGGTAAAAAGCTAGCCACTGCCCTGTATGAGAGAGTCTCTCCTCTGTTTCCGGATAGCAACCGAGCGACGCCCATAAAACCGAACTTTACTTATAAAGAGTTGAAAGAAGTTTACGCTGAGGCTACGGCACTAATCGAGGTAGGGTTCCACGATTCCCCACAGGACGCAAGAATTATTATAGATAAGGCGGAACTAATCGCACAGCGCATCTGTGACGGTATATGCGACTATCTTGGTGTGCCGACACACGCGCCGCAGATTACTATTGTTTATAACGGTAACACTTTCCAGCCGAAAGACCCGGTGGAGTTAGAGGATGGAGTTATATATCTCTCCCTCAGCGACGCAGGGGAGATGGTACTTAACGCTCGCGCATTACCTTTACGCAAAGTAATGGAGTATCTAGGTAAAGACGTCGTATGGGACGGTAATACGTCCACGGTGTACATTAACGACAGAGAGGAGAGGTAGCGTGGAAGGTGTGGATTTTTTAGGGCTGCTGTACGAATATATTAAAGCGGATTTTATCATCGTCGCTGTGGCGCTGTATGCTTTGGGAATGTTTCTGAAGGGTGCGCCGGGAATAAAGGATTGGGTTATTCCCTTTGTGCTGTTAGGTACAGGGATAGTGTTTACGGTACTAACTCTGGCGATAATCCTAGAGCAAGGTTTCACGGCGAAAGTAATACTGGAAGGTGTTCTGCAAGGTATCTTGTGCGCCGCACTCGCAGTTTTCTCCAACCAGATGATAAAACAAGTGCAAAAAAGAGAAAAAAATACCCCGTAGATTTGCTCTACGGGGTATTTTTGTTTCCGGGAGGGTATATAAAACCATTACCCGCCTCTTTTTCGTCGATTGTGGGGCATCCTCGCAAGCCTATCTTCTAGCCTTACTGTCACAAGGGGTTGGGGCTTATATTATTGAATTCTCATAAAAACACAAGCATCGTCGCCCTTTTTCTCCAACTTATCATATCTCTGTAATAATTCGCAATAGAGTTTACTTTTCTCAGCAGGGTTAGCTTTACGAAATCTTACAAAGCGAGGGTCGTTCCTCATATCTTCGCAAATCTGAAAGGTAAACCGCGCCCCTGCACGTTTTACTTCGGGGACTATTCTATCTCTTCTCACTTTATCAACTCCTCCCAATTCTCTTCTAAATACTGCTGTATGCCTGTATTTGGGCGGTAAGCAGGATAATACTTCTCCTTAAAAACACTAGCGGCTGTCCTGTAGTCTTCTGCTAAATCTTCCACGCCTTGTCTAGCCATGTACAGGAGAGCAATAGAGGGAGAGCGTGACTCCCCAACGTTGCAGTGTACTAGTACATTCATACCGGCGGAGAGTTTACGCTCCATAAACTCTAGTGCTGTTTCAAATATTTCCTTACGGAATAGTGGGGTAGGTGGGTCAATTATATTTAAATACAGATGCCTCCCGTTGGCGAAAGATAAATAGTGCTCATCGCCTGGCTGTACCTTCCCCACAGCGTCTCTGTGGCACGGGAATTTACAGGCGTGGACGATAGCGAAATCCTTCGGAGCCCCTCTGCACGCATTAAGGCAACCTACGAAAAGATGCGGGTATACTTCTATCATTTTTATTCCTCCTCCTCTACTTCGTACTATATTTGATAACCCTCTGGGTATTTTGTCGATAATGGTCTATAATTTGCACCTGATGAAATAGCACTCTCACCACATTTTGGGCATCTCATGTTAGGTATAACATTTTGATGAAAGTTTATATCGTCATATCCTGATTTATTTTTGTCAATGAATCCACAGTTCTCGCATTCGTAGTCGGCTCTAAAATCTCTCCGATGTTGATTAAGAATTGTTTTTATCCTCATATTAATCATCCTCACTTTCTTTATTTAATTGCTTACCATTAGCACAATAAAAATTGTCACTTGCTTTGAGTAGTTCAAAATATTGTCTGCTGCATCAAATACGGTTCAATCCTCTTTTCTGCCATCTTGCAATATTCCTGATTCAATTCAAAGCCTATAAAATTACGTTGATACATAGCTGCCACCATACCTGTTGTGCCACTTCCCATGAATGGGTCTAATACTACTCCCCCCGCCGGACAACCAGCTAATATGCAAGGCTTTATTAAGTCTGGCGGGAATGTTGCAAAGTGTGCTTCCTTGAATGGCTTTGTAGTAACCGTCCATACTGAACGTTTATTTCGTTTGCCTGCAGAATAATAATCTCTTACTCCCTCCGACCACCTGCCACCAACATAAGAATTGTTATATCCTTCCGCCGCTTTATTTCTTGGTTTTTCTTTCTTGCTTTGATAAGGCTCTCTTATCGCTTCGTTGTCGTAATAGTATTTTCGATTTTTTGAAAGTAAGAAAATATATTCATGTGCTTTAGTACATCTGTCTTTAACACTTTCCGGCATCGGATTTGGTTTACTGTTGTGAGTCAAAACACCGGACGCCAGCGCGAACAAATGAGGTTCATCCTCTACACCAATATCCCAAAACTGCCGAGCGCGGCTCCGGCGAATAGCAACGATCTCACCATCTGGCTTGTTGTTATGATGGTCAGACACCGACAACCGGATTTGCCCTCGGTATCCCGGAAACTCTCTGCCGTTTATCGTGTTTTTGGCCCGCTTCAGCCTTAAGGAAACGCCCAATCGCGCACACAATGTCCGCAGGTCTGCCACCCAATTATCGTTATTAGTAAAGGCGATACGATAACGGTCATTTGCTTCGTCGTAATGACCGTCCCCAGACAAATAACCTTTCAATACAGCCATCAGGAAACCGTCGGAACGTTGCCAACACCGAACGGACAGGTGCTTATCTTTCGCGGTTCGTCCCGACACATATGTGTCGAGGATTCCGGTCAATACATGACCATAAAGATTGATAGTCGCCGCATTCCCGCCGGTTTTATGCATTCGACACGTCCCGTGATATGCTTCGGCCACATTTTTCAGTTTTTCAAAACGCTCCAATTCTTGCGTATGGCTTGCGATTTGAATCGCGTCGCCGCTCCGGGACCCTTCGGCGATGTACAAACCGACAAACCAGCCGACCAATTCATCATCCAACCCAGACGGTTGTTTTACGTTCTCCGGTTCGGGCAAGCGACAAGTTTTAATCACATCGCCGACTTGTAATTCGTCTGTCCGTACGTTCCCCCGTTCGGTCGGCCATACGTGACCGGCGGTACAGCCGATACGCTCACCGCTCCGCAATTCAATCTCGTATGCTATGTCCGGGCGCGGCGTTTGGGACCAACCGAGAACCCGCGTCCACTTTTCCCCGTTCCACAAACGAACGGTCGACGAGTCCAAGCGGACCAAATCTTTAATGGTCATCGGCATTTCGCCTTTTTGCGTTTTAACATAAACGCGGGTTCCACCGGATAGACACCATATAATGTCTTGTCTCAGATACCAGCCGTCAGCTTGCAAAGCAAAAGCTACTCTCCAGGGAATACCTACTAAATCTTTGGGTTTTAGTCCCGCTATCTTACGGCCCGGGTATTTGGGCTGCCCTTCTTTCAGCCCACCCTTGTTATAATCCCCGCCGGCACCACCGCTGCCGTTGTAACAGTCCCCCAAATTAAGCCAAAGCGTTCCATCATCCCGCAATACTCTTTTTACTTCCCTAAATATCGCAACAAGATTTTCAACGTATTCTTCGGGCGTTTTTTCAAGCCCTATCTGCCCTTCAACACCATAATCACGCAATCCCCAATATGGTGGTGAAGTCACACAGCAATTTATCGACTTGTCAGGTAACTGCTTTGAGCCTTTCAGGCAGTCCATGTTGTAGATTTTGTTTAATTCAAGCATCTCCGACAAACCCCCTTTTCCTCCCGCCACAAGCGGGGCATTTAAAACGGTTCATTTCTCTCCCTCCAAGCACTCTGGACAATAATGCTTCCATTCCCCGTCAAATAATTTCTTTTTCCAGCCTTCTTCGTTCATAAAGTCCATCACATCAGCCCAACTGTCGCACTCTTGTCCTGTTCTGTTGTGCCTGTTCTGTTGTGCTTGCAAGTTTTATATCCAGTCATCTGAAACACCTTTTAAATCTTCTCCCATATAGTATTGTTAATTTTGATAAAATTCATATATTGCTCTCTATTCTCAAACACCTGAATTTTATCAGTACAACAAGCAGGATACATTTTATGAAATATACATCTGTCTATTAAATCTCTTTGCTTAATTAGTAATGTTGTTAATTCGTTGTGTTTATCTTGCAAAATGTCTGCAATGTCACTTGTTAAACCCATTTCTTCATCCTCATCTAAATCAATCAAATAATCATTCTTAATTATGTTTATTATTCTTTTTGTTATTTTATCAATATCCATCATTCATCCTCCTGACATTCCGGGCAATAATGCTTCCATTCCCCGTCAAATAATTTCTTTTTCCAGCCTTCTTCTCGCATAAACTCCATTACGTCCGCCCAGCTGTCGCACTCTTGCCCTGTTCTGCAATTGTCGCATGTTGCCATGTATTTGTTTTTGTAAATTTTTTCTATCATTTTTATTCCTCCTCTATATATTGATACGGGCATTTCCCCTCCTCGGCGTCCTTGTCCAGTGGCTCAATGTCGTATTTTATAAACAGAGCGGCGAGCCTGCAGCCCTGCGCCTCCTCTCCTTTCTTTGTACAGGATACGCAGATATTCACCGCTTGCTCAACTATATCTAGGAAGTCCTCTGTTTCTACAGGCGTAACGGAATCCGCTTTCAACATCTCGTTGTACTTCCGCAGTGCTTCCTGTTTGTACATCACAACTACCTGCATCTTTCTTATCTCTGCCAATAGCTTAACAACCTCCCGTTTATCCAGCGGTGCCATGATGTTTTCTAAAGCTTTATGCAGGAAAGTTTTAGCTGTACGTAAGTTCCTCAGCAACTCTTTAGATTTACCTGCCTCTACATATTCCTCTACCCTGTCATCAAGATACGCCTCGAAAGAGGCGATAGACAGCGCTTGTTGCTTCTCTAACCTATTCAAATAACGCTTCATACTTATGCCCCTCTCCTAAATGCTTGTCAGTGAAGGATTAAGGCTTTCTAGCCTACGAATTTCTCGGTCAATGTACCATGCGGCTTTCTGCAAATCCTCTATCTCTTTAGCCGGGTCTTTCCTCCCGGCTCTGACAATATATTTCACAGCGTTGCCACGATGATAATTTAGCATTTTGTCCTCAATAAAGTCAATAACCTCAATCTTCCCTGTAGTATAGTGCGCAGGATGGCAAACGGCATCATTGGTTAAATCTATCTTCCTAGTGGTAAGATGCTCCGGATGGTGCACGGCATCATTAGTTACATTTATATTTCTAGTTTCCAATCTCCATCACTCCATTCTTTTAATTCTGCTTCATTGGTGTTCGACCATTTAAAGTCAAAATCAATCGGTACTCTAAACTCCGATTCCTCTAAAATAGCCTTAATCTTAGGCAACAGGTCAAGTTCTGACGTATGTATTTCAAAGTAAAAAGCGTCGTGAATAAAATTAATAATGCCAGATTTCTTGCCCTCTAGTAATGTGTATAGCTTGCCAGCCTTATCTTTGAGGAAATCTCCACAGCCACCTTGTATAATAGCGTTCGGTGCTTTGTACGCTTCCCTGTAAGGGTCTTTGTACCGCTTCTTTCTACCCGACCAAGTTTTCACCCAGCCTCGCCGTTGGCAGGCTTTCTTTGCGTCTTTAAGGAACTGGTCTACATTCGGTAGCTTCGCAAAGTACGCTGCTTTCTTCTCCTTGGCAAAGGTTATCGCCTGCTTACATTCTTCGGAGAAGTAATATCTTAGCGCTTCTTGTTCTTTTTCGTCTTTAACTTTTAACAGGAGAATGTCTAGTGCAGGCAACTCCCACGGCTTTAAATTAAGTCTACGAAATACTTCATTAGCCAGCTTATACTTTTCCTCATCAATCTTCTGTCCGAAGGTCTTAGCGATAGCCGCTAAGCCTAATCCATACACTAGAGCGAAGTTTGTAGTCTTGCCAATTCGCCTCTCCTCCGGAGAGACGTCTTCATACGGAACGTTGAATACCAGAGCGGCAGTAGCCTTGTGGACATCATAGCCTTTCTTAATCATGTCAATCAAGGCCCACTCTTTAGCATAGTGCGCCAACATACGGTATTCCTGCTGCGCAGCGTCAGCAGCTACAAGAATATACCCTTCTTCCGGAATAAACAGAGATTTAATTCTATCATCATTGATAAAATTCTGAAAGTTAGGCTTAGAGCTAGACATTCTGCCTGTTCTCGTCCCCGCTTGCCAGAAAAATGGGTGTACTCTCCCGTCTGCCTGTAAGTACCGTTCTATCCCTGCTATAAAGGTATTCAATATTTTATCTTCTTCCCTGTAGCGCAGCACCGCTTCTGCTAATTTACGTACAGGCTCTAAATCATGCTCTAGGAACGGCTCCAAGGCGTCTTTGTTCGTCTGCCAGTTGCCTTTTTCTGTCATAGCAGTGTACTCTGCCCCGAGTTTCTGGAACACTGCGACCAGTTGTTCATCTGAATTAATATTAAACTTTTCTCCCGCACAGGCATATACTTCCTCTGTATATTTCTCTACATTCTTCGACAGCTCTGCTTTTACTTCTTTAAGGCGTGACTTATCTATCTTATAGCCCCGCATTTCTGCATGCACCACCGCCCAAACGCACGCCATTTCTATTTGATAAATGTTGGTTAGCCCCTCTTCTTCTATGTAAGGCTCCCAGAGGTCAAAAAGCTGCATTGTGAACAGCGTATCTGCACTGGCATAATCTACCATTACCTCTGGACTATCTAGGTACACATCGTAATAAGAGATTTGCTCTTTATTAACCTCGCGCTCTTTAGCTAGCCTTGCCCGTACTTCGTCTACCATCTTCTCGAAAACATCGCTATCCTGCCTTAAATACTTTACCGCCAAAGGCTTCAATCCTCTAATACGCTTTCCCTCTGCATCAGTATCTTCCTCATCAATTAAGTGGTGCATTATCATTACATCGTGAATCTTTCCCTGTACCTTAATGCCGATATTCAAAAGCATTTCGAGGTCATACGATGCATTAAAGAAAACCTTCTCACTGATAGGATTTTCAAGAAAGGTTTTTACAACAGGGATAGTAGTAGCGTTTAACTCTATCGCCCAGCCTATCTTCCCATCAGATAAAGTAAGCAAAAATGGTGTGTTATTCGGTACGTCGTGCTCTGTTAAAAAGCGGGTTATTTTCTTATCGTCGGGAATATAATGTGTCTCTGTATCTATAGCAACGCGGGGCAGCTGTGCTATTTTTAAAAGCTTCTCCTCAACTTCTCTATCTGGTATAAAATGAAATCTTGGGTCTTTGACATATTCCATGCACTCTCCTCCTCATTTGAACCTCTCCCACCTCATACATATTCTGGCCGACAACTATCATCTGCGCCACCACCTAACCGCTTGCTGCAGTTTACCACATAGCCAGGCTGTCATTTTGAACCTATGCGCATGATGCCAATAGTCAGAACACGTCCATCTTATTTTGATTTTTCTTTTCTTCATGTCATGTATCACCTTTGTAATAAATTCTTTCAAGCTTTCTATGTCGTAAATAGTTGCAACAACTTCATCTATCTTTCCTTCTGGCGTTTCTATGCTGTCTTTTTTTATCAAGTCGTATCCCTCCAACTCGCCATTAGGCCTAATCTCATACCCATCCATATTGTTTCCCTCCTACAAATTTATCCTTACCTCTAACTGGTTGTTTAAGTTTATAATCTTTACTTCTTCAGGGAGGTTAATCTTTATTTTCTTTTCATCAGGCAGGTAATCTACTTGGAGTATGTCGTTCATCTCCCCCATCTCCTTCCTCGTAAAATTCGTGTATTTATATGCTTCATCAAAGTATAATAAGTTGGAGGAGCAGGGCTCGATTCCCTGCCCGCCCAAACTTTATTTCTTAATATTCCGGAGCTTCTACTTCCGCCTCAGGTTCGTCATCTACATCTACGTCAATGCGGACATTGGCAAAGCGTGTATACATTTCTTCTGCAAGCGCTAGCTCCTCCTCTGTAGCCTTTCCTGCTGGCTTAACGGGAGTGACGAAGTAGGTTCCTTTGTCGTTGGACTCTTTTACGGAAGTGATCTTGTACTTCTTACTGAACAAATCCCCCCCAGAGAAAAGTGCCAAATCCCGGAATCTTCTGCCATATTTGTAATTAGTGCCATAGAACATAATAACTACAGGCATATCCATGCCTTCAAACAACGCTAACACATTAATAGTTTTATCGCAGAGCGGCGGGGTATTCGGATTGCCGTCCCACCCAAACTCCTTGTAGGGGCAATTATTACAGGATTTATAATTCATTGCCGACATCTGCGTAACCTTAGCGTCTAAAGATTTACAAATGATGAGGTTATCTACCGGCTCAATACCTAGTGCCTCGAAAAACTCCTTATGCTTAGAGGTATCTCTAGGCAGGAACAAGGTGTTGCTGTCCCACAGGGAGATAGGTATAAACTTCTCCGGAAGTTTCTCCATCAGAAGTCCATGAATAATGTCGCCCTGTCTAAAATCATAATCCCCATCCTGTAGCTCCGGGGAGAGCCCTTGCATTACTTTTGCTCTAGGCATTGTTACCGTAGACATATCTACGTTTTCAAATCCTCTGCCTAGCGATGCCCCTGCAGAGGTAAGGGCAGTTTCTTCTTTGTTTACTTTCGCAACTGCTTTACTTTTACTCATTTATCATTCCTCCTTAACTTCTTCTTACATTTAATGTAGCTTTTTCATAGGCGTCTAACCCATCCGGGTACTCGTTGTTTGCTTCGTAAAACTCTCTAAACGGTGCCTCGTTAGCTCTCTTCTGTAGCATATCGAAGCGTTCGTTCTCCACACACCAGCGCATAAACTCCTCAAAGTTTTCAATCTTCGGATAAAGTTTAACGCTTCGTGTTACGCTACCTGCTCCTACAGCTATCCTGTTGAGCCCAGAGTCCTCCATATCCTGTAGCACTTCAAAGGATAATGAGTCAATCTTTTTGTTGAACTCTGTCAACTCTTTAGTTAATTCCTCCTTCGTCTCGCGTAGCTCGAACAGTAGCTCAACCTTTTCCCCTACGGTCAAATGTTTAAAATCCATGTAATCACCTTCCTTTGTTTGTTTTCTAGGAGCTTGTCTGCCCCTGAATATATGCACTTTCAGTATAGCAAAATGCTAACTGAAAAGCAATACCTTTTTTATTTTTTCATTCCCTTTTCTCGAAAATATGGACAGCCAAAGCCTTTTTCGATAGCGCTAAGCGAATTTTCATATTCTGCGTCAGAAATATAGTCATTGCCACACTCGTAGTAGATAGGCAGCGTCGTTGGGTTACCCCAGAACTCTACCCTATCTCCTCCATTGGCTATGCCATATACGCATACACCACACCAGTCCTTAAACATTCATATCACTCTCCTTATCGCTTCTTTAATAAACATAGAATACCGTGGGGGCACATACAACTGCAGGGCACGTAACAGTACAATCTTTGCGGCTTTAAAACTTGGCATGTGAGCATGCGCCCCTGTTCGCTTATTCACTACAGTGAAGTACGTTGTTTTCGTTTTCCTGTCATACTTACTTGTGATGAATAGATGCCCTTTTTGGTATAAACAATTCTTACAGGGCGGGGCGCTCTTTCTTTTGCTCATAGTAGTGGNGCTCCGTGCCGCTCTAATATTCGATTAATTAAATATTTAAACTCTCCCCATGTGTATGCCACCCCAGCTGTTCCCTGAGCTAAAGCTATTTCATCCAAGAAATTAGCCTGCAAGTCCGAGGGCTTATTCTTTCCTACCTTTAGCTCTATAGCTACAAACTCTCCACAGACGCACAGGATAACATCACTAATGCCAGAAGTGTGCCTGTCAGCGACCTTGAACGCTTTAAGGTAACGCTTACCAAGCCCGCCGTTCTTCTTCCTGTATTCTTTAATGCGCTTCATAATAAAGTCTTGCAATTTCGCTTCTAGTGGGAATTGATAAACCTCCCATTCTTCTTCTGTCCTTCTAGCCAATATATCGCCTCCTCTTCGCATAGACTTTGATTGCCTCTGACATATCCCTTTTATCTTTCAGAGCTTGATATATAACTTCATCAATCGTGTCGCTGCATAACAGGAAGATGAACGTACAGGGTTTATTCTGCCCTTTACGATAGATACGGTCATGTGATTGATAGTAGTCGTCATATGAGTACGATATAGAATAGTACACTGCATAAGAACAATGCGTAAAAGTGACGCCGTATTTCAGCGACGCTGGGTGCGCAATAATGTACTGGGCTCTCCCTGTCTTAAACGCCTCAATAGAATCATCAATGTTCCGTGTTTCGGCATACGCCGTAACTACCGTCTTTCCTAGCTCTTGCAGCTTTGTTTCAATAGTCTGAATTTCGTTTCTAAAATTGCACCAAATAATTACCGGCTTATTGCCTATTCCCTCTAATACTTCCAGTAGCTCGTTAAGTTTATGTTCATGGATAGGCTGTGTCGCATCCTCTTCGTCAATGACAAAGCCCCCGGTTATCTGGCGCAATTTCATAATAGAGGTTAAGGTATTCCTAGCAATAGCGACACTGTCTTTCAGTAGCAGAAACCTTTGCCTCTCCATCTGCAGATAATACTTCTGTATTTCTGTAGGCAAGTCTATCTGATGCACTAAGTAAGTTTTCTCCGGTAAGTCTAAGCAATCGTCTTTACTCACAAAGAACGATTTAATCCCTAGCCTCTGTCCAAACTTCTCCGCCATGTCTTTCCGTAACCGCCAATTATAGTTCATATAGCCGTATTGTTCAAAGAACACGCCTCTAAATCTATAATAAGACTCCCCGAAAATGCCCCGGTCTATAATATACATCTGCGGGTAATATTCTAGGGGAGAGTTAGGTGCAGGCAAGCCGGACATTACATACACACGAGATAAATCCTCAGCAAAGGCTAAAATGTTCTTCGTGATAGCGGTTTTCATGCTCTTAATCTTGACGCTCTCATCAAAGATAAGCCCTTTTACTTTGTATATCTGAAAGATAGCTAGCTTCTGTTTGAACGATTCCGGATTGATTATATAACAATCCGCTAGCGGTAGTAGTTTCTGTAGCAGTGCTTTCGTGCTGCTAGTCGGCGTTACTTTTACGCCCCACGCCTCTGCTATGGTTAAGTAATCCTCTTTCTTAATGTTCGTAGACAGGGGCAGAAGCTTTAACTTCGGGAAAAACTTCTGTTGATCTGCCATCCACGCTGTCTTGATAATGTTTCTCGGACAGACCACAAGCCACTTTATCTGCGTATTCTCGGCTATAACCTGTAGCGCCGCTAAAGTTTTCCCTGTTCCAGTATCCATGAACCACGCATAGCGTGGGAAACGTCTCGCTATCTCCACACAGACCCGCTGATGCCACATCAAAAAGGGATGCTCTGGTGGCTCTGCCTTGCGTGATTTCAAAGCTTCAACATAGCGATAGTCTTGAATAAATTTATCTACTGCTTGCTGCGCCTCTACAGAATACGTTACCCTGTCCCCAAAGACTTTTTTAACCGTGGATATAGCAGAGACAGGGAAAGTCCAAACTTTCCGCCGCTTGTCATAGACCGCCCCCAGAATACGGCGACACGGCGAAGTTGAGGAGTACGGCGCAGCCAGCTCTAGCTCTTGCGTTGCAGTGTTCCAGTGTAGCTTCATCTCTTCACCCCTCTTTTATTTCTTGTAAAGTAAGCGTAATTGTGTATTGCACTTGTCGTGTCGTTTCTATAAGAGCGGCTATATTTGTAAGTCTATTGCTCAACTCACCTGCCAAATACGCTCCATTAAGGTTGACAGCAAATCCTCCCTCTACTACAGAAGAA